CTCCATACTCGGTACACTAATTATTTTCTTTGATGCGTCCGTAAAATCTAAACCCAATGTTTTAAAAAATTCTGCCATAGTAATTGCGTTTAACTTCTTCTCATGTTTATTTATACCAACTAATTTATCATCACCGTATACGTAGTCTATTATTGATTCATTAAAATCCAATAAACCCAAACCCACGTACCTTTTATACCACATTGCTGTATAAAATCTATTCACTAAACTATTTAAAATTGCTGTAAGAAAACTACCTGATGGCATTGAATGTGTTGTTAACATCAAGTCGTCCTGAATCCCTAATAATGTGGTACAAATATTTTGTAAAATAACTTCTAATATTGCTTTATGTTGTTGTGAACCTTTTCTAACTAATATATCTCTCATGGCACCCTGAACTTGAGCTACCATTTTTCCATCCCATCCTTTTAAATCTCCATCAAACATTATTTTGGCTTTGCTTAATTTTTTTGCTATTTTATCCCAATCTTGAAACGGGTTACAACCTATCATTATTTGGTTAAAATCTCTATTATTTATTACATGTTCAACCATTTTTCCAAAATACTTCTTTGTTAACACTTGACAATGTATTGTACTGACTCTAAAACTACGTGGCTCTCCATTCTTGGTTACATCTCTAATTTCATCTTTTAACGTTTCACACCACACAAATTTATCCCAATCATTAAAACTCCCATCCATAATACTATGTTCTATTTCTTCTAATTCTTTTTTAAATTCATCACAAAATTTTCCTTCTTCAAAGTTAACATAATCCTCTTTTAATTTTTTACATTTATATCCATTTGATGAATCTTTATTTAACCCTGCTAATAACTCATTTCCACATACTATCTCTCTTTCCGTTAAAACGCCAAAAGGTTCTATCAAACTATCTAAAACCACTTTCCCAAACTCAAGTTCTTCTTTATTCACTATTACACATGGTTGAAACGATTTCTTTGCTATATCTTTTACTGTACATCTACCTGAATACTCTAAATTAGCTGGTTCTCTCTCTACTGGAAAAATGCCAAACAACGGTGACGGCATAAAAGCTGAATTATGTGGAACACTTAAATGTACTTTTTCGTCTATTTTTATTATACTACCTTCCACTTCTTTATTTGAAATTACTTTGTTTAAAAAAAATTTATTATCGTTTTTTATATAAGCTAACAACTGCTCTTTTAATGTATCTGACCAAACTAATGCTACTCCTACTCCTAATCCTTCACTTCCTGCTACATGCATACCTAATATTCCATTAAAAGCATCAGCTACTATTGACCCACACATACCTACTCCTTGCATTGAATAAAAAAAATCACTCTCTGTAAATTGGTTTTTATAATTAATTACTCCTTCAATATTAAAATCATAACTTCTTGAGCACCTTGCTTGATTTTGTAAAATACCTCCCAATAACGTATTACCTCCCATAGTTATTAAATGTGAGTTCAAAGAATGCCCTACTCCTAACTTAATATGTTTTTCTATACTAGGGAATGGGCTCGGAAATTTTAGTGGTAATTGTAATATAGCAACATCATCTTTCCTGGACATAAACACTACATCACACTCCGTATATTCGACTACAATATTTTTCTTTTTATTATCTCTATACACTCTTATTACTGCTTTCTCTCCTTGAATATAATGACTTGGTAAAATAACTAAATGTCCTGTTAAAATTGCTGTCCCAGTAATAACTCTTGAATTATAATTAACATCTACTAAAAATAACGACTTCTGTAAAAAATTTATTGATGAGTGAACTGCTCCATCCATTTTGAGTGTTGTAACTCCTTCTCCTTTCCAATCTACCGTTATACTACACTCCTCTTTTCCTATTCCAAAAAAATAATAACACATATTAACTACTGACATTATTGCTAAAATTAAGATTGCATTTTCAATTATAAAATTTTGACCCATTACTAATAAAGCTTCTATACCTTCTAAACTCTGTAAATACTTCTTAAAAATATACATCATTGTTTCCCAAATTAGCTCTTTCCACCATCCTATTCCACTCTCCGTAATTATAAAATTTTGTTGACCAAGCGCATCTCTTTGTATCCTAACATCATATCTTCTATCATCTACAACTGGACCAAAAACTAAGTTATTTCTGACTACTACTTCACCTCTGTCATCAACTGCCTTTTCTTTACTTCTCCAATTAAAAATATCATCCCATGCTCCTTCTGCTTTATATATTAATCGTTCTTTTACTAAATTTACAAAATCTACTCCTACACTATTATTATTAAGATGTTGTTGTTTTATTTTATCAAAAATTTTAATTATATTAACTAACCATGCTACAAAATTTACTTTATTCTGTACTTC